ATTAAATCTGAAACGGGATATATCAACCCTACTCCTACGACTACGAATGAACAAACAGTCGGGGGAGTAAATTTTAATTGGACTTCACCAAACTTAGAAGCTATTCCTCGTTGGTTCATATCAAACGATGGAGCAGCCTTCTCAATCCAAGAAACACTGATAACTCCAGGGCTAGATACAGTCACAAGTATAAGTCGTCAAATAAATACAAGTACAACCACAGAAACTACAACTACATTTGGGCAATAGCTATAATCCTTTGCCCTGCAAGGGTTTTGGCTAATACAACAGTAGCTTCTCCAAGTTCAAACGCACAGGGCGTAGTTAATAATAATGCAACTATGATTACACCTTCCTCTATGCCAAGTTTTAGGATGAGTCAAGGCATAGTTTGCGCTTCTCCTAGCCTTACAATTACACCCTATGTAACAGATAGTTGGTCCTTTGCCCTACCTAAAGAAACTGTTACCAGAACTCCAATATACGATGAAGATACAGGTGAAATAAAATATTATTCAGAAATTCCTAGATTTGAAAAAGATAGCTTCAATTTAAATTATGGGATCTCTGCACAGTTTAATATTCCGTTAGGCAAATCTCCTGCTCTTTGTCATAGGGCAACTGAAGTTAATATAAAAAATCAAGAATTACTATACAAAAAACTGGCGATGGAAGTTAGTTTGTATCGTTTAAAAATATGTGCAGAGCAAGCAAAACTTGGAGCTACATTTAAACCTAACACTCCTAGTGCTATTACCTGTGAAGATATTATTGTTAACATCCCCCCAAATCAAGTTATCCCACATACGCACGAATTAAAGCAGTAGACAAGCAGGTTAGACTTGTCTACCTAGACGCCCTATCCATTGCCTTGGAGAATAGGGTTTTATTATTTTACCTTATCTTTTTTCTTAGTAGTTAATTTCTTAAATATATTTTTAATAGCTGGTTTTATTATATTAAGAATAAGAGGAGAACTCGCAGCCACAAGACCGATAACAGCAGTAGAGACAATAGTACTAAGTTCTGGGATGTATTGATCCACAAAAGGTACGTCTTCATACAAAGTTATACATTCAATCCCATCTTGCCCTCTTTCATGCCGGATAACACGTTCCAATCGTTTTTCGTTACGAAAATCTCCAACCCTCTGATCTTTCTTACTAGGACAAGGTTCTAATTCAATATCTTTATCTTTTTTAATTTCTGGTATTTCTGGTTGCTTTGATTCTGGTAAGGGCGGTGGTTCATTATTGACAAGCGGTTCTTCTGTAATGACAAGATTCTCAGGTGTATAGTCAAGAGGTACAAAACCAGGAAACGGAAAATCACACGTTGTATATACACCATTAGGATCTTCCAATAATAAATTACGATTACCAGTATTTTTTATATCACGATGCTGATAGGTACAACCAGGAACATCAATATCAGGTGGCTCAGTAATAGTTATGTAATGAGGAGTATATATTTCTGGAACGTCTGGAATGTAAATCTCAGGAATACTTATGTCAGGTATTTCAATCGTAGGCATCTCGTTTCTTTAATACCTCTACCTCTGAGAAGCATTTAGGACAAGACAAATTAGTCATCACCGAAAACTCAGGATAACCATTCATATCCTCTTCAATATCAATATCGCCACCTATGATTAACTCTGTACCGCACCAATAACAGTTCATAATTTAGGTAAACCTTTTGGTACAGGCATTGATGGACCAGTAACTTTAGGTAATCCTTTTTCTAATACTTTAGGCATCATTTCTTGTACACTACCAAGAACTTTATTCATCATCTTTGTCTGGAATTGTTCTGAAGTTACATACTTGTAACCAAAGTACCCTCCACCAATAACAGAAGTTACCATTACAAATGAGACAATACTTAAAATGTTTGCGATTTTTTGAAACATATGGTCAAAGAATTACTTAATAAAATGGTAGCACCACTTACTCTGATGGTGCTGTTGCTTCTTGTGGGGTTGATGCCTCTGTATCTGATGGCTGGTTTGCTTCGGATGTCTCTTGAATCTCAAGAATCTGCTGTTCCAAAATCTTCATCGCACCGTTAACTTCATGCAAAGCAACAATAAGGTTTTGCCTTTCAACAGCAAGTTGTTGTAATCTTTCTTGTAAATTCATAATTTAATAGAGTTTTTTACCATCAGTGATAGCTTTATCAATAGCTGTAAAATCTTCTGATGTCCAAATAGAAGTTTCTTCATCTACTTTTTTGTAGGCTTTGATAATTTCAAGATGCTCTACATTACGCTTGATCCTGTCTTTGTACTCATCATCAGTTTCATCTGATGTTTGAGCAATACCTATTACAGTAACGCTATCACCAGCAGCAGAGAAGATTGCTGCGATTTCATCTGCGGTTCTTTCTTCCATGATAAAAAAAGTAGTTGTTTACAGTTTACCCTGCTTCGAGGGCTGTGACTTTTACGGATAGCTCTTTTATAGCATTAACAAGAATTGGTACAAGTCGGTCATAATGCATACCATAATTTCCATCAGCATTTTTATTAACAAGAAGCATATCGTTTTTATCATTTGCAAAACCATGCTCTTTTTCTATTTCTAATTCTTCTTGTGCAATAAATCCAAGATGTAATTTTTCTTCCTTTTTACTTCCATTAGGTACACCATCTTCATATTTTGATCTCATATCCCATTTGTAAGTCACAGGGCGTAGCTTTTCAACCCATGAAAGTCCATATGTAAAGTCATTAATATCAGTTTTATCTCTTATGTCAGAAGTTTGTATTGTAGAAATTTTGCAATAGAAACTTGTAATATCATTATTTCCTAAACACACAACATTGTTGTCTGTAGTTAAACTTCCAGAAGGTGAATTGGATCTGCCAGCGTCATGTCCAATTACTACATTATTACCTCCTGTTGTTATATCCTGTCCAGCTTCTTGGCCGATCATTGTATTATCAGACCCTGTAGTTACCGCAGTGCCAGCTTCAAAACCAAACGCTGCATTTGAACTACCTGTTGTACAAGCATCTAAAGCATCTTTACCTACAGCTGTGTTTTGCGTTCCAGTTGTGTTTACTTCTAGGGAGTGATAGCCTACCGCAGTATTGTCATTTGCAGTAGTATTTTCTGATAAAGCCCCCTCTCCACAAGCAGTGTTTTGTGAACCTGTTGTATTAGCATCCATAGCGGCTTGACCTACAGCTACATTCAATGTGCCAGTGGTGTTTAATAATAAAGAGTCCTTACCCACCGCAGTATTTTTTTCTCCTGTCGTGTTTGCTCCTAAAGCTGCATATCCTACCCCAGTATTATGATCAGCAGTGGTATTAGCATCTAAACACGCTGAACCTATTGCTACATTATATGTTCCAGTTGTGTTTGTAGTTAAGGCATTATGTCCAACTCCTACATTATCACTAGCCGTAGTATTAGCATCTAAAACAAAAGTACCTAATGCTACATTATTACCTCCAGTTGTGTTTGCTGTTAATGCTTCATAACCTAAAGCTACATTATTACTTGCCGTTGTGTTTGCATCTAAGGCTCTAGAGCCAACTGCTACATTACTTCCTCCAGTTGTGTTGGCATCTAAAGCAAGATAACCAATACCAACATTATGAGTACCTGTGGTCGTATATCTTAAGGCAAGCGAACCTAAAGCAGTATTTTGAGATCCAGTTGTGTTTGTATATAAGGCATTTTTTCCTAAAGCTACGTTATCAGACGCAGTTGTGTTTGAATATAAAGCCGATGTTCCTACAGCTATATTATTAGCTCCTGTATTATTAGTAAATAAAGAATCTTTACCAACAGCAACATTATTATCAGCAGTTGTGTTGTTATGAAGTGCTTGTTTTCCAACCGCAGTGTTTGAAGATCCTGTTGTATTTGCACCTAATGAATGAGATCCAAAAGAAGCATTGTTACTGCCTGTTGTATTAGCATCTAAAGCATTAGCTCCTACAGCATCATTTGATGCTCCAGTTGTGTTTGCTCCTAATGCGTTGTAACCAACTCCAGTATTATCACTTGCAGTAGTATTCTCTCCTAAAGTTGACCTACCTATAGCAGTATTATTACTTCCTGTCGTATTCTCATCTAGACATACAGAGCCTAACGCTGTGTTTGAAGAACCAGTTGTGTTTGTATATAACGCATTTTTTCCTAAAGCTACGTTATCAGACGCAGTTGTGTTATTTCTTAAGGCATAAGCACCTACGGCTACGTTGGATGTTCCAGTGGTATTTATATGTAAAGCAGAAAAACCGAGTCCAGTATTGTCATCAGCAGTTGTGTTATTACCTAAAGCACCAATACCTAGAGCAGAGTTTTGAGATCCTGTAGTATTAGCATCTAAAGAATACCCACCAATGCTTGTATTATTAGTCCCAGAAGTATTTGCGTTCAAGCAATTATAACCAACAGCAGTATTATCATTTGCAGTAGTGCTTGTAGCTAGTGCATCAAGACCAATCGCAACAAGTCTTGTTCCTGTAGTATTTGAATCTGCGGCACGATATCCAACAGCAACGTTACCAGCACCAGTTGTGTTTGCTACTAATGCATCTTTACCTACAGCTGTATTGTTAGAAGCTGTTGTATTTGCATATAAAGCACCTTGTCCAACTGCTGTATTAGACCCTCCTGTTGAATTTTCACTTAAAGCTTGATCTCCGACAACTGTGTTTGAACCTCCTGTAGTGTTCGCATCTAAGGCTCTAGAACCAACGGCTACATTATTTGCACCAGTTGTATTTTCTTCTAAAGCTTGATATCCTACAGCTGTATTATTATTAGCGGTAGTATTTTCTGACAAAGCTCCCTCTCCACAGGCAGTATTCTGTGACCCACTAGTGTTAGCATCTAAAGTAGCTTGACCTATAGCTACATTCAATGTACCAGTAGTGTTTAACAATAAAGAATCATGGCCTACCGCAGTGTTTTTTATTCCACTAGTTAAAGCTGATAAGGAATTTTTTCCTATAGCCGTGTTAAGTCCACCAGTAACAGAAGCATCTAAAGCACTTTCTCCAAAAACAGTGTTACCAGCAACAGAGTTTGCTCCTTTTCCTATATTTATACTATTAATTGTTCCATCTAATGGAAAAGCAGGTGCGCCAGCAAGACTAAATAAATTTATATGAGCATTGTTAGCAGTATTTCTAAGCTGCATCATACTAGTATTAGTATTTGCAAAATATTGACTAGCGTAGTTTGTAGATGGTGCTGAAGATCCTGAATTATTTGTTGCTATTGCTCCTAGTGCATTATTGATGTCTGCTCTCACGTTGGCTCCCGTGGAGTTATCAATTATCATATCGTGCTGGCTCATTGTCTAATCCAATTTTTTATCTAAGTATATCCTACTTTAAAATTAACTACCACGCCCAAATCCCGTTGCAGCATATTTGAAATTTCTATTAACAAAACTAGAGCCATTCTTTATATCAATAGTAAAACCCGTTCCAGAAATACTAGACAAAACAAAGAAATCGCCTGATTGTGCATTTTCTATGGTGATTCCAATATTAGGCAGATAAGCAGAAGTAGATCCTCCAAGTTCAGATGTTCCTGTAAAGAAAGCGTGTTGGAACGTAACTGCTTTACTTGACGTACCAGATGCTATTGCAGTATTTACAGTTTCAGTTCTACTATCAAGTTCTGCTGTGTAACCAAGTTGATCCACTTCTATAGATTGTGCAGGGTCATCTGAGTCCATTTGACATCTAAACCTAAATCCTCGACCAATGAATGTTCCATTGGCAAGGGTGTTGAATTTAGTAAATCCTGCTCCAATATTACAGTTGCTACTTGATATTGTTGCACTGGATGATGCAGTAACAGTAAATGTACTGCTACTTGGAACGGATTGAACCTCAAAATATCCATCAGTTGCACCACCACTTGTAAAATCAATATCGACAAAAGTACCAGCACTGAATCCATGACTAGATTTTGTTACTGTTATTGTCGTTCCAGATTGGGTATAAGTTGCCGAATCAGATGTAGCTGGATCACTGTCAGTTGTTGCCACCAATAGTTTTGCATTTACGTCAAAGGCAGTAGCACCATCAAAATCTGTCCAGGTATCAATGTTTCCTGATCTTTTATCAATTAGATCATTTGGATAAAAACCCTGTGTAACAAAATGACGTTTTAATCTTAGTGGTTGCTTGCCACCTAAATCCAATTTAGAAGCGAAATCATAATGACCTCCAGTAATATCAACAGCACCAAGAAAGTCAAAGTCAGCGATAGTATCAAAATCAGTTACACTATCTAATGTTTCTAACGATCCAAGAACAAGTCCGTTTACATCATCAGAAAAGAAACAATCAACTTTATCTCCAGCAAAAGGAGTCGCATCAGTATCTTCTCTATCTGCTAATACAAGTAACTTAGGTACAGGATCAGGAGTTGTTACAACAACGGAAGTTTCTCCAGAACTTAGTCTGCCACCATCATCTCTGAATTTAAGAATATACTCTCCATCTACTGCTGGTACTAATGTCTCAGATACGTTTCCTGGTAAAGCAGGAATGATATCAACTGAATTAGTAAATGTTCCCGTTCCATCTGTAAGGTTACTATGTCTGACAACCACGTTTCCACCATGCGTAACGTCAATATCTGTAGCCTTATCAAAACGTAGTCTTATAAACTGATCTGATACTGGCTCAACTAATAACCCTGTAACATCTTGTGGAACTGCTGTCTTACCAACAGCTTCAAAAGTTAAATTACTTGAACTAGCTGATATTACGTTTTGAACATTATAAGAAAATACTTGAATCGTATAAGTTCCTTTTCTACTGTTCACTATTTCAAAGTCAGGTCTAGCTACTTTTTCACTAATAAAATTATCATTGCCAAATCTGTAATTAACCTGATATTCAGTAACACCGACTATTGGTTGCCAACTAATAATAATCTTTGATACAGCCTGATTATTAATAGGAAATATTCTTTCAACAGCAGTAACGTTAGAAGGAGGGTTAGCTGGTTCATTTAATTTAGAAACAACTCTAGCTGGTAATGCTTCTCCATCTTCAATAAAAGCATATTTACCTTCGACATAAGATAAGGCTGTGATTGCATAATTTATCCCATCATTTTCTTCTACTGTTATTACTCTGAATAACTGAGATTGAGTAGTTACGTTTGATATAAGAAAGTTTGTATTTACATTAGGAGTTTGAGAAAAAGCAGAACTTACAGTGATAGTGCCACCTGAGACAGATGAGATTGACTTACTTTCAAAAGTACCATCGGGTAAAATTACAGCTAATGTTGCATCTCCAACAGGATTACCACTAGCATCTACAGCTAAATCAGTAGCAGAAGTATCATCAACAGTAACAACAGTAGTAGAAGTAACAGCAGATAATCTTCCTCCTCTTCTTACTCCTGCTCTTACTGGATCTTGAATTTCAATAATTGCACCAGGTCTTACAACCGCACCAGCGTCAATAGATGTTGCAAAAGTAACAATTTCTGATTCATTATTTTCAGCAAATACAATAGCCTTTGCTAATCTTCTGGCTTGACCTCTTGAAGTACAAGCAAATGCTTTGACTTTTTTAATAACTGTGCCTATTTTTGCTATCAAATCTGTATCTTCATGCACTTCAAAATCAACTTCTTGGCTATCCATATTGAAATATGAAACAGATACAACACTATGTCTTGTTTTTAAGCTGCTACCAGAATATGAAAAACCCTCTTCGGTTACATTTGAGAGACTAAATAAATAACTTGGATCTCTAGGTTTATCTTGTGTAATTGTTATTGAACCAGCAGACCATATTGGCATACACCTCATAACACCTGCTAATTCATTTATTAAGTCAAAGGCTTCTTTAGGACTTTGTATATTTACATTGCAACTAAATCTAGCTTCCTGTCCTCCAGCACCATCATCAACAAGAGTATTAGCAAACTTACTTGCATTTACAAAACTAAAAAGATCAAGAGAACTATCTGTTATGTGATCTCCAAATCCATATCTACTTGTGGTTAAGAGATCAAGCAGAATCATCGCAGGACATGAACACCATGTAGCTGCTCCCATAACTCCGTTAAAAATATATCCGTCTGGATACACTATTCTACCTGTCGTACTGTCAACAGTAGGAGTGCCAGAGCTAGATGCACCTGCACCTGGTATTCTTACTTTAATTCCTCTTATCCTAAATTTTCTATCAGGAATCGAACTGAACTGCATTGAATCCAAACGCAAAGCAGTATAAGCACTGTTGTTATAATTACGAGATTCTTCAATTATTTCGCCAAAACTTGTCCACTGAAAAGTATCTTGTAAATTAGTGTCTGTAGCATCATCTGTGACTCTACTTACTCTAATGTCTACTGGAAATGCACCTGTAAGTTCTATACCATAATCTCTTTGGTACGCATCTCCACTTCTACCTTTTATTGTGTCAGTTATAACAGTTGTAAAACCACCAGAATTATATTGAACAGCTATAGATAAAGTAACTTCACTGCCAAGCAAATCTCCATCATCAGTTGCTTTCTGTAGTTGAGGGAAAGTAACAGATACTCTTACCTTATCAACATTTGTATTTGTAATCTGTCTAGTTACTGGAGTAGCTTTTGTTACTGTTACACCGACATTTGTTGTAGATACACTACTATCTATATTTGGTATAGGAGTTTGACTATCAGTACCAAATCTAGGATTAAAAGTTACATTTTGAAAATTTCTATCTACATCTTGAATATCAGTAGAATCTGCTGAAGCTCTAATAACAGGAGTATCATTCAAAAATACATCTTTCAATGCAGCATTATTATATGCAGTTGTACCTTTTGTTCTGCCTTCTTTAGATGCAGTAGCAAAACCTTCTATTTCTCCTTCTGATATTAAATCTAAAAAAGTTGCATACTGTCTACTGTGAAGAGTATCAGGTTCTCTAGTGGGTTTTGGAGGGGATGGATTCCCACCTTTTGCACCTCTAATAATACGTTTAATATCTGTCATGCCTGTACCTGTTCAGTGTCTACCGAAGCACTAATTACAACCGATCCAGTGAATATTTCTCCGTAAACTATAGGCACAGGTGTACCAGCTCTTGATGTATTTTGTATGCCATTAAAATTAAAAGATAATCTAGGATCTTCTTCTGATTCAAACCCTTCAAATTTAGGCAGAGGAAATAACATATCACTAACACCTGATATTACTAAAGATGTTCCAACGTATAGAGAAGCTTTAGCTAAAAATCCTATTTTGGCAAATGGAGTTGCTCCTGCTGCTATACCTTTTGCTGTAAAAGATCCAAGAGTCATGGGAGAAAACATAAACGCACCTGCAATCAACGCAGCACCTAATAATACTTTTCCAATACCTCGACCAGCACCAGTAATAACAGGAATAAAATGTATATCTTCTTGACCAATAGGATGGCATAATTCTGATTCATCAACAGCATAATTACCAACTTTTACTTGATAATGTTTAGGACTCATATATTTTTCTACACCCTCAAAGTTATTTATCAAAAAACTAACAGCATGAGATAAACTTTCTACTTTTACTTCAAACTCTTTATGTCCTATAAAGTTTGCAAGTTCTCCATATAATTTTATTTTACGAAGCATAACGATACCTCTTTCCTGTACATTTTAACAACCAAGAAGAATATGGCTCTCTACAAGATAGTCTATCGGTTAAATGATGTAATACCTCATCTCCAAGGAAAATAGCTACATGATTTAAAGTTGAATCTAAAATACTCATTAATAAAACATCTCCAGTTTGTAATTTTTCATCGGGTCTAAGTTCTCTAAATCCTGTTCTCCAAGCGTAACTTTCAAATAAAGGATCTTTCATAAACTCTTCTGGAGTAATTGGTCTTTCATAATCTTTCAACTCTATACCTCTTTCTTGCTTGTAATAATCTCTTACTAAACTCCAACAATCTGTAATCCCCCATACCCATTGCCGACCAAGTAAAGGTGCTTCATATCCCTGCGGTTCATAATATCCCCATTGTTTTGTCTTAGGATTAACAATATGCCATGGAAGTCCACTTTGTTCACACGCAACTTTATCTGCTTGACTAGCTTCTGGAGGTGTTGTCGGATGACTATGAACAACAGCAGTTACTTCTCCTACATTTGTAGCCTTTACATAATCTTCTGGATCTAAAATAAAGCATTGATGTGCTGTCATTGAAAGATTACGACAAGGATAATATCTTTCTTTACCCCTGATATTTAACAAAAGACCAACAGATTCTTTTGGATCTTCTGTTTCAGCATGATTAAGAGCAGCGTTTTTCCAATTCATCCTATAGCCGTACCAATAGAAGGAAACTCTGTTCTGGTGCATTGTCTACCAGCACGAATACCAGCAAGATCAAACACTGATGCAAGTTCAAATTGTACTGCATCTCTATTTTCTGCTGATTTCCTATCTATTTTATAAATTTCCTGCGGAAACTCTGCTGTAGCATCTGGTGTTCCATAAGGATTTATGTCTCCAGGAAAATTAACAGCATCTAAAAATCTTGCAAGAGTTCTGATACGAGTGACAGTTGCACCTGTTAAATCATTACCAACAGTTGTATTATTTACTGTTAATAAAATAGATGTAATTGTTCCAAGAGCATTGCTTAAAGTTAATGTAGGTCGAGGAAGTTGTCCTTTTCTAAAAGCAAAACCTTCAGCTTTTACAGGAAATCTTTGATAAGTATTACCAGCCCAAACTATCTCTCCATTATCTTTAAGACTACTACCTGCATGAAACCTGTAAATAGTAGTAGCACCATGCAAATTATTATCAAGTTGTAAGGTAAATAATTCAATTATTGCTGACGGATTTGTATTTTGAAGATTGCTAACAATAGCAGAACTGCTCATGGTTCAAACACCTCTCTAAATGTTGCTTGAATTGTTGCTCTATTGTTATATGGTATAGATTTATTCCAGTTCTCGCAAACATATTGACCCGCACCAGATAAAGTGATCGAAACATTACCACTGTTGGTAGCACTGGCAGCAGCAGTAACAGTAAAGACATCTGAATCAGTAACCGAAGCGACAAGAAATGTACCATCAGTAGCCGATCCAGTTGTGTAGTCAATAGTAAGTTCATCTCCTACAGCTACACCATGACTTGTGATAGTAATTGTTACTGTAGTACCTGATTGAGAATAAGTTCCTGTCTTTGTGAACCCTTCTCCTGGTGGAGTGAAAGTAAAGCTGGCACTATCATTTGCTCTACTATCAAGAAAACCTTCTATGGTGTCCGCATCTGTTTCTGATACGTTGAAAGTAAAATTATAAACTTTTGGGTTTTGATGTGCAGCAAGTCCAAATAATATTCTATGTTCATAGCCATCAGCAAAACGAACTGTTCTAGTATTTGGTGCGGATCTTTTTTGTTGTCCGTATGTTGGTGTGATTGATGGGAAAGTAGCCATTATGCAAGTAAACCTCCAGGTCGTTTTTGCTTAATTAATTCTGATTCTATCGCTGCTGATAATGCAACCCCTAAAGCTCTACCTTCATCTTCATCACCTTCAACATTAGAACCTGATGCGTCTACATTAACAACAATATTTGTTCCTCCCATCCCACCTAATTGATGATTTGGTGTAACCATACCAGAAACTCCTGGTGTAAATAATTCTGGACCACGTTCTCCTACAAGATAAGATTTACCACCTTTAGCCATACCTCCATTCGCTAAACCAGGAACAAGAGGTGTATTTGGTACAACAAAGGGAATACTTGAACCACTACTAGAAAATGCTCCTGTTATAGCTGGATCTCCAACAGAATTAAACGCATTAAAACCACCAAATAAATTACCAAATAAACCCAATATTCCCTGCTGAAACTGATTAGCTAACATTCTTGCAGCAGTATCTAAGAAAACATCTGCAATACGATTCAACATACTTCTAAACGCATCTGCAACTGTCATTGTTCCTTTGATAATTCCTTTAAATGATTCTTCAAATGAAGCTCCCATAACATCTGATAAATTTATTGCTAATCTGATTGGATCTTGCAACATTTTCATCTCATCTTGTAAATTTTTTACTTTATCGTTAATAGCAGAAAAAGCTAAAACTCCTGATTGTCCAAATTGACCATTAGCCTCATTAACAAGGCCAAGCAATTCTCGAACTTCTTTCAATGAATTTTTAAAATCTTCCAATCTTTTTGATCTATTTTTATCAAATTCTTCTTGTATTTTCTGTGCTCTTTCTTCTCCAAAAATGTTTACATCAACGGGTCTGCCAACTTGAGCAGCAGCACTAGCTGCTAATTGATCTGTAAATGTAACAACTTTGGCTTTTGCAATAGCTTCATCATTAGCTGCTTTTGCTTTTGCTTCCGCTAAAGCTAATTCAATAGTAGAACTATCATTAATTAAATTTTGTTGTAATAGTTGTTTTGCAACTTGATTACCTATTTGTTTTCTTGCTTGAAATATTTGTTGAGCTAATGCAGCTTGTCTATTTGTTGCTGCTAAAGTATCAAATGCACCAGAATCAGTACCAAAAATACTGACTAAAGATTTTGCTACCGAACCAGAGCCAAATTCTCTAAAAGCACTTAAAGCTGCAATCGCTTCTTCTTTTGTCACACTAAGTCTTTTTGCTAATTTATCGACATCAGCAGCTAATATTTGAGTGCCTCCACTTGTGGCACTAAATTGCACATTTAAAACAGCAAGGGATTGTCTGAATTTTTCATTTTTATCAATAGCAGAACCTATTGCAGTACCAAGAATAGATAAGGCAAAACCAAATTGACCACCAATCAAACCACCTGCTGCACCACCAATTCCACCACCAACTGCTGCTGCACCTGTTTGTCCAAATAATAAAGGAAAAGCTCCACCAATGATTGCACTACTAGCCGTGCTTCCAAGTTTTTGCCTTCTTGCCCTTCTTTTTTCTGCAAGTTTATTTGCTTCTGCTTCTGCTTTTTTTCTTAATGCAGTTTCTTCTTTTATTGCTTTTTTTACAAAAGCATTTGATCTTTTTTCAAGAGATAACTGACGTTTTGTATTGGCTGCTCTTTTTTTACTTGCTCTTCCTCTTATAGCTTCAACATCTTTTACAAGTTTCTTTTCATTTTCTAATGCTTTTGCAATTCTATCGCCTACTGGAGATGATTGACCTTGCAAGCTGCCCATACCAAAACCAGGTATCATTTCTAGCTGTGAGGCTTGAAAAGGTCCAACTGGAGAAGAATATGCTTGTGGATTACCAGCTAGTTTTCTTCTTCTACGTTTTATAGATTTTGCAACAGGATCAGATCCAACACCAGAACCAGGTAAAGGCATTGGAGTAAATGAAGTTCTTAAATTATTTAATAATTTTTCTCTTTGTTTATATTCTTTATTTAGTTGTTTTTCTGCAAGTACTAATTGTCTTGCAGCTTTCTCTTGTAAACTCGTACCAGAAGCAGCAGCATTAAAATTACTTTTAGCTTTTGATAAAACTTGATTTAAATTATCAAAACTTTTTACTAATAAACCTTGATCTTTTGCAGCAGATCTTAATTGTTTAGCAAAAGCATCTATATTTGTAGTTGTAGCCTTAACTTCTCTATTGAAAGAAGTTAATTGTTTAGCACCTTTTAAAGCAACAGCAATATCTACGTTATAATTAGCCACTTGCTATAAAAATTAAAACATTTTCTCTATATTACCTTCTTTTGCCTCTTAAAGCATTAGTTTTTTGTGCTTGTTCTCTTTGTTTTTCAAAATCTTCATGTTCAATTTCTGCATAAGCAGCCCAACCTATCATCTCTTCAATGGTAAGAGTCTGGCATAACTCAGCTACAGTTTTCTTTAGTTCTTTTGCTAATGAAAATATAAACTTCCAATCATTATTAGCTTTTCAAATCGGCTTTAGCCTCTGATACCCCCTTATCAGCACCAGCATTAATCATTGCTAATTGTATTTCTTCAAGAACAGAAACTTCAACTTCTCTTCTAAGTGAAGCCTTATCTCCATCTTGAAAAATTCTTTTGCCATCTTCATCTAATGCTTTTTCTATCATCATTTGTAAAGCATAATCATTCACATCATCTGATGATTTTTTTTGTATAGCTTCTCTTTCTGCAATAGTTAATGGATGCCAATAGACAGTAAAGATAATCTCATCATCTTGTTTTACATCATGTTTATAAAGTTGAGAAACTCCAAACTTGTTTCTTAAAAGATCAACTGCTCTTGTCATGTTAATATGTAGCTATTATTAGTATACTAAGCGTTTGCGGTAAATTGGCAAGATATTAAGCCAAGAAAGTGTGAAGAATCATCTAATTCAATAGGAGCAGGGCCGACAACATCCAATACTCTAGGATCACAACTAAAAGTATCTGTATAATCAGAAGCATTAACAGAAGTAAGTCCATCAATAACAGCTTCTCCTAAAGCAGATAAAGTTGAACTACCTTTACCTCTTGGAACATAGATATTACATTGAATAACACCAGAATAAAAATCCTGTGATGCTCCTTGTGTCTGAGTTGTAGCCTGTGCAAAATCAACTGACATAAGAATATATTTTTTAGTTTTTCCAGGTGTTTTATAAACCATATTGTCATAAACCATTTCAACAGTAGCATCTACTGCTGCAACTGCGTCTGTTACTGCCTTTTCAAAAGCTGCTCTTGTGTTAACTAAAGTCATAAATCAGTGTAATCAACAAATACTGAAGTAGGATCACTAAATTTACCAATACCAGTTGCTTTAAATTTAACATTTGTTTGTTCTCCTCTAACTCCAGTACCAAACGTGGCAACTCCGATTTTAGGTTTCTTCTCGTTAAATATTTCATTAATTCTTTTACCAATAATATTTTGAACATATATAGGTATTTCACTATTTGGAGAAGCTAAAGCTCTAGCAGCATATTGTGATCTATTTCCAATAAATACTTTAGAAAAAGGTTTGAAATTATAATTAATTTTATCTATAAATCTAGGTTCAATTACAGCTTGTGGATTTTTTTGATCTCCTCTTCTTCTTGGCTTAATATTACTCCAAGGAGCAACTGATTCTCTAGCTTCATCAGGTCTAGGTCTTTGCGTACCAGCTGTCCAACTAGAAACAAAAAAACCAGTATCAACAGGACTATATCTTTGTGGTCCTTGATTAGACAAATCAGACAAAGCTGCTCTTATAAAAGTATTGAAGTCTTGCTGTAAATTTCCAGTAAGATCTCTTTCTATATTTGCAATACCTTTACTTCTAGCCATCAGAACCTCACTAATAAAGTAAACAGATAAGTCTGTCCACCCTGTCTTGTATCTATATTAACTATCTGTCCTACTCTTGTAGATCCAGCATAAGTTAATGTAACTTCATCTTGAAAATCAGGTTGATTATCTCCAATCAAATCAGGTGTTATATAAACCTTTGCTTCTCTTCTTTCTCTACCATCATCTTCAGTAGAAATTACAAACTCAACAGGAGCATCAAAACTATAAGCAGTGTCACTTGTAGAATAGACACCTGTACTTGTGTTATAACTTCCTGATGCCTTTTTTGTATAAATAATAGTTGAATCTAAAGACGCTCCAAGATCAGCTACAACCTGTTTAGCTACATTCTTTAATAATGAATCTAATTGACCTGCCATTATCCTCTAACCACCCTAAGTTGAAAACTTCCTGCTCCTCCAAGAACATAAGCTCCTAAATAACTTTGTAACCACGGATATACGTCAAATACATTATTAACAGAACCAGTACCCTGACTCTTTGTATTGTATTTAACTTGAATATCTCCTAGTTTTACTTCTTCAAAATTACCATCAGTTCCACTACTACCAATAATTGCATCAGTATCATTTGCCAAGGCAAAAGCTAATTCAAACTGTGCATATTTAATATTCTGTGGAATTAAAGTACAAGCCAGTTCAACTCCATCAACCTGATAATTAGTTCGTGGGAACTTTAAGGCTTGGTCGTCATCACATCTATCTCCATAAAAGACTAAAGTATCAATCCATCTTGTAGCTGCTATTAGTGCTCTATTCTTTTTATCATCTTGTTTATTATCCCATTGAGTAGAACTGGGAACAGTTTCAAAGTATGAGTCTGCTTCAGCTAATGTGACATAGCTATTAGCATTTGCTCCTTTTATTGTTGCGTCTATAGTAGCTGCCACGATTATTAAAGTAATTTAGTTTTATTGTAGCGTAAAGAAAAAACCCCACCAATATTTGATGAGGTTTGATGACCACACTTTAATGATATTAAGGATTAGTTCCTGTATCAAGTGGTGAGTTGACGATTAGCTCAACAATAGGAATTAAATCAGCATCGTATGTGATTCCCCAGTTGTTATCGTTAGCTAATGCTGCGTTAGTTGGGTTGTCTGAAGCAGATGTCCACTTAGTTCCCATAACGTGATAAGCACTGTGGTAATCAACAGACATAACATCTTGCTTAGATAAGATGTTTCTATCTGATTCAATACTTAGTGGAGATTGCTCACCTTCAAGAATTGTTCCTGACTTGATTAAGTAGCAACGGAACTCTTTTTGATGACCTGTTGTACCAGGGTGAACTGTATTAACTTGAGAGTCAATAACAACATTCATACCAGCAAATTGACCAATACTTCTGTCAGAAACACCAACTCCACCGCCACCCCAAGTTACTGCACCGCCAGAAACGAATGAGCTTGTTGAGAATGTAAGTAGACCTACTTGATATAAGTAGTAAGCAACAGATGGATGAACAACTAGAGTATCTAGCTCTTCTCCTCTTTCTCCAAGAAGTGATCTTCCTCTGGCAACTGTAGAAGCTGTCAAGAAGTTATCTTCATCAGCACCAGAAGCAGCACCCTTAGATAAATCTAAGCAGTTTGCACCTAATGGTCCGAAAGTAGATCCGAACAAACCATCTAACAAGCTGAATAGTCTTGCAGAATTTAGCTTGTTGATTGCATCTGCAATTTGGTTTCTGATATGACCCATTGGATCTTCACCAGCAGCCAATACAGCTACATCATCAACAGCATACGCAAAACCTCTATGACAGATAGTTGCGATCTGTGTTCCTGTACCAATCTTCTGTGGTGTTAAGTAACCATT